GGTAGTTCTCTTGTAGCTGGAGGTCCATATACAAATGGAAATATTTTTCCCGATGAACCTGGAAAATCTAGTGGTGGTCAAACTGGGCCAATAGTAAATGAAGTTATTGATTTAGGGCAACGATTTGCTCAATTTAACTTTGTGAGTGATGGTTCTGTTGGAAGTAATTTTGAACTTCAAATAGCTTCAAGTCAAGCTCAAGCAATTACTAATACTACTCCAGGAGCTGGAATATATTTAGATAGTGCCAACTTTGAACAGGCAACGAATAATACATCTACTAATAGATATATAGGAGCAGCTACTGGTAGTACATTTGCTAACAATAGATTTGTAATATTCGTATCACCACCAAGAGTATAATAAAACAAACAATTAAATTTAATAAAATGAAAATAAAAAAAGAACAATTAACAAAAATAACAGAGCAACAAAACCAATTAAATGATTTAGTAACAGAAATTGGTATGTTAGAAACAAAAAAACACGCTTTGTTACATGAGATAGCTGGTGTCAATAAAGATATTGAAGCTATGAAAACTGAGTTAGAAGGAGAGTATGGTGCTATTAATATAAATCTTAAAGATGGTACATATACTAAAATAGATACTGAAGAAGAACCAGCTATAGCTCATGTCTAGTATAATAAGAAAAATTAGTATTGGAGCTGATTATAAGAACGATGCTATGCATTATTCTTTAGGTCAAGAAGTTTATGGAGGTCATAATATAAGTAATATTATATTTGACGATGAGGATCATTCATATAATATTTTTATAACAAAGAATAAAGAGGTTTTGCCATGGAAAAAGTTTAACAAAAACATGGCTGTATCTGTTGAGTTTGATTTAAATTATTAATGAATTCTTTATATAGTTTTATTATTAAACCATTTGAAGAAAGGTATAATAATATAAAAAAGATAGGAGACAATTCTCTTATTTTAAATACTAGTATTGAACCTCACGAGTTTGTTAGTAAAAAAGCTGTAGTTGTTTCTACACCTGCAGCTTTCAATACTGATATAAAAGTAGGTGATATAGTATATGTGCATCATAATATATTTAGAAGATGGTATGATCAAAAAGGTAGAGAACGTAATAGCTCTACTTATTTTAAAGATGATTTATACTTTTGTAATCTAAGTCAAGTATACGCGTATAAACAAGATGGCGAATTAAAATGCCATTGGAAATATTGTTTTGTATCTCCTATTAAAAATAACAATACTCTAACAACAGATAAAGAGCAAAACCATATTGGGATATTAAAATATTCTAATAAGTTCTTAGATGATCTAGGATTAAAACCTGGAGCGCTTATTACGTTTACACCTAATTCAGAGTTTGAATTTATTATAGATGGTAAACGACTTTATTGTATGAAATTTAATGATATAGCCCTTACACATGAGTACGAAGGAAACGAGAAAGAATATAATCCAAGCTGGGCGTAAAGCAGTAGACGAGTTAATTAAAGTAGCTGAAGAAAAAATCATTACTGATACTTCTGATGATCTAGCAGCTGATCGTTTAAAAAACGCAGCAGCAACTAAAAAGCTTTGTATCATGGACGCGTTTGAAATATTACAGCGTATTGAAGAAGAGCAAAATATTTTAGATGGAGCTGATAAAAATAAACAAACTAAAACATTTAAAGGGTTTGCAGAAGGGAGAAGTAAATGAGCTATAAACAAACTCTTTGGTCTGATGTAAGTAATATTATAAATCCTAAAATACTTAAAAAAAATAATAGGTATAAAAAATGGGAGTATGGTTATAACAGTGAATATGATTTTGTTTGCATAAGTAAAAGCGGTAAAATTGGACAGATCATTGAAATACAAAATTTACGTATCGCATTACCGGCAGAAAGAAAATCTTATAAACGAAGCGAAAATAAAGAGGAACAATACTGGCAAAGATTTGAATATCCAAAAGAACTTGCTAAAATAAAAAACAGATTTGACTGGGAAGATCATCCTATAAGTTTTAAAGAAAAATGGTACGATTATATTGATGAAGAATTTAGACGCAGAGAAGAAGGTTTTCATTTCTACAATAATGGCAACCCTGTATATATTACTGGTACTCATTACATGTACTTGCAATGGTCAAAAATCGATGTTGGCGCACCGGATTATAGAGAAGCAAATAGACTCTTCTTTATATTTTGGGAAGCTTGTAAAGCAGACGCAAGATGTTATGGTATGTGCTACCTCAAAAACAGACGGAGTGGATTTAGCTTTATGGCATCAGCCGAACTTGTTAATATGGCAACAATATCAAGCGATTCAAGATTTGGTATATTATCTAAAACAGGAGCAGATGCCAAAAAAATGTTTACAGATAAAGTTGTTCCAATATCCGTTAACTATCCGTTTTTCTTCAAGCCAATACAAGATGGTATGGACAGGCCAAAGACTGAATTGGCATATCGTGTTCCTGCCGCCAAACTTACTAGAAGAAAGTTACAAGAAAATATTAAAGAACTAGATTTAGAAGGTTTAGACACAACTATCGATTGGAAAAATACAGGTGATAACTCTTATGATGGTGAAAAGCTAAAGCTATTAGCACACGATGAAAGTGGTAAATGGGAACGTCCTGATAATATATTAAATAACTGGAGAGTTACAAAAACTACATTACGTCTAGGATCTAGGATTGTAGGTAAGTGTATGATGGGCTCAACATCAAACTCGTTAGATAAAGGTGGAGAAAATTTTAAAAAAATATACTACAATAGCGACGTTACAAAAAGAAATAGAAACGGACAAACGTCTTCTGGACTCTATAGCTTGTTCATACCTATGGAGTGGAACTACGAAGGATTCATGGATTCTTATGGATTACCTGTATTCACTGGAGAAAAAGGTACAGTCAAAGGAATTGATGGTTATGAAATTACAACAGGAGTCATTGAGCATTGGGAAAATGAAGTAGACGGTTTAAAAAACGATACAGATAGTTTAAATGAATACTATAGGCAGTTTCCAAGAACTGAGCAACACGCTTTTAGAGATGAAGCTAAGAACAGTTTATTTAATCTAACTAAAATATATCAACAGATAGATTACAATGAAGAACTTGCAAATAGCTTTAATGTTACTAGAGGTTCTTTTATATGGCAAAATGGTATTAAAGATACAAGCGTAATCTTTGCGCCTAATAAAGATGGTAGGTTTTTAATATCATGGGTACCACCTAAAAATCTTCAAAATCAAGTGATTTTAAAAAATGGAGTAAAACATCCTGGTAACGAACACATTGGGGCTTTTGGTTGTGATAGTTATGATATTAGCGGTACTGTAGATGGCAAAGGATCTAACGGTGCTCTTCACGGGCTTACAAAGTTTTCAATGGAAGATGCTCCACCTAACCATTTCTTTTTAGAATATGTAGCTAGACCACAGACGGCTGAAATATTTTTTGAAGATGTACTAATGGCTTGCGTGTTTTATGGCATGCCTATATTAGCAGAAAATAATAAACCTAGATTACTTTATTATTTTAAACGTAGAGGATACAGAGCGTTTTCAATGAACCGCCCTGATAAAACTTGGAACAAGCTTTCTTCTACTGAAAAGGAAATAGGTGGTATACCAAATACAAGTGAAGATATTAAGCAAGCTCACGCAGCCGCTGTTGAAAGTTATATTGAAGAGTATGTAGGTAACTTAGGAGATACACATGGTGATATGTATTTTCAAAAGACTTTAGAAGATTGGGCTAAATTCAATATAAATAACAGAACAAAATATGATGCAACGATTAGTTCAGGTTTAGCTATAATGGCTTGTAATAAAAATAGATATACACCTGTAGCTAGACGATCTATTAAAAGTATAGACTTAGGTATTAAAAGATATGACAACAAAGGATCACTTTCAAAATTAATTAAATAATGATTATAACTGATAGTAATAGTGTATTTCCAGATCAGGTAGTTCCAGAAGAAGTTAAAGCAAGTTACGAATATGGTTTGCAAGTAGGCAAAGCTATTGAAGGAGATTGGTTTAGTGGAACAAGAACTGGTTTAGGTAATAGATATTCAACACAATATAATAATTTTAGAAACTTAAGATTATACGCAAGAGCAGAACAATCAATACAAAAATATAAAGATGAGTTATCTATAAATGGTGATTTATCTTATCTTAATCTAGATTGGAAACCTATACCTGTGTTACCTAAGTTTGTAGATATAGTTGTTAATGGTATGTCTGAAAAGATATATGAAGTAAAAGCTTATGCTCAAGATCCAGAAAGTTTAAAGCAAAGAACAACCTACGCTCAGAATATTATAATGGATATTGAGACTAAAGATTTTATTAATACTGTTAATAGTGCTTTAGGTGTTGATCTTCATTCGTCAGCAGACCCTGCTAACATGCCACAGACACGAGAAGAATTAGATGTTCACATGCAGTTAGACTACAAACAATCTGTGGAAATAGCTGAAGAAGAATTAATTAGCAATGTATTAGATTTTAATAAATACGAATTAACTAGAAGAAGAATTAATTATGATCTTACAGTTTTAGGTATTGGAGCTGTAAAAACAAATTGGAATAAAGCGGAAGGTATAACTGTTGACTATGTTGATCCTGCTCACATCGTGTATTCTTACACTGATGATCCTAACTTTGAAGATATATGGTATGTTGGTGAAGTAAAAAGATTAAGTCTTGCAGATTTAAAAAGAGAGTTTCCTAACTTAACAGATGCAGAACTAGAGCGTATACAAAAATACCCTAATAACAGTAGCTACGTGTATGACTATAACGCTAGAAACGATGGTAATAGTATATACGTTTTGTATTTTGAATATAAAACATATCATGATCAAGTATTTAAAATAAAGCAAACTAATACAGGTTTAGAAAAAGCATTAGAAAAACCTGATACTTTTAATCCACCAGCTAACGATAATTTTGATAGAGTTTCAAGAGCTATTGAAGTACTATATAGTGGTGCTAAAATATTAGGGCATGACGATTTATTAAGATGGGAGCTTGCTAAGAATATGACAAGACCAACGTCTAATTTAGTTAAAGTAAATATGAACTACAATATTTGTGCACCAAGAATGTACAAAGGTAGAATAGAAAGTCTTGTAAGTAGAATAACTGGATTTGCTGATATGATACAGCTTACGCATTTAAAACTACAACAAGTAATGTCAAGAGTTGTACCTGATGGTGTGTTCCTTGATGCTGATGGTTTAGCTGAAGTAGATTTAGGTAATGGTACAAGTTATAATCCACAAGAAGCTTTGAATATGTATTTCCAAACTGGTAGTATCATTGGTAGATCAATGACACAAGATGGAGGCATGAATCCTGGTAAAGTACCTATACAAGAGTTATCTACTAATAGCGGTCAAGCTAAAATACAGTCATTAATAAGTACTTATCAATATTACTTACAAATGATAAGAGATGTGACCGGACTTAATGAAGCAAGAGATGGTAGCGCTCCAGCTAAAGACGCTTTAGTAGGATTACAAAAATTAGCTATAGCAAATTCAAATACAGCTACTAGACATTTGGTACAAGCTAGTATGTATCTTACCGCCAAAACATGTGAGAACATAGCTTTAAGAGTTAATGATACATTAGAGTTTGATTTAACAAAAGAGTCTTTAAGATCTGCTATAAGTAGCTATAATGTAGGTACATTAGAGGATTTATACAATTTAAATATATTTGATTTTGGTATTTATTTAGAGTTAAAACCTGATGAAGAAGAAAAAGCACAGTTAGAACAAAACATACAAGTGGCTTTACAGTCTGGTCAAATATACCTAGAAGACGCTATCGATATTAGAAATGTTAATAATATTAAATTAGCTAATCAACTTTTAAAGTTTAGAAGAAAGAAAAAACAAGAGCAAGATCAACAAGCACAACAAGCTAATATACAAGCTCAAGCTCAAGCTAATGCTCAAGCTACTGAAGCTGCGGCAGTTGCAGAAGTACAAAAGCAACAAGCGCTAGCTGACACTCAAGTACAAATAGAAACAGCTAAAAACAATTTACAAATTACTAAACTTGAAAGAGAAGCTGAAGTTAAACGACAATTAATGGAAATTGAGTTTGATTTTAATATGCAACTAACAAGAGCGAGAGCAGAGGCAGAAGCTACAAGAGAAAAAGAAATAGAAGATAGAAAAGATAAAAGAACTAGAATATCAGGTTCTCAACAATCACAAATGATAGATCAAAGAAAAAATGACTCATTGCCTATAAATTTTGAATCAGCAGGCAATGATTCACTAGGTGGATTTGGACTAGAACAGTTTGCTCCACAATAACGTTTAATTATATAATATTATATTATGGCTGAAGAAAAAGAAGAACCCATCGTTGACAATACTAGCGAGGGTTTAAAAGTAAAAAAGAAAAGAGGTAGACCTAAGAAATTAGTAAAACCAAACGATGTAATCAAAGTAGATTTAACTAAAAAAGAAGACGATGCCGTTCAAGAACAAGGATCAGATGATAGCAATGCTGCTGTCGAGCAATCCGCAAACGAAGTCAACAGCGAAAAAGTGGTTGAACAAGTACGGGAGCCCATCAACGATGAAGCGCCAGTGCAAGAACAAAATGAGAAACAGGAAGAAGTAACAAGTCCATTAGTAGAAGTAACTGATGAAGATGTTTCAGAACCTGTTAAAGAAGAAACGGTAATTGAACAACAAGTAGAAACTGTACCACAAAGAGAACTTCCTGAAAATATAGAAAAACTTGTAAATTTTATGGAAGAAACTGGTGGTACTATAGAAGATTACGCTAGATTAAATGCTGATTATTCTCAAGTAGAAGAAGATGTTTTATTAAGAGAATATTATAAAAAGACTAAACCGCATTTAAATAGTGAAGAGATTAATTTTATGTTAGAAGATAGTTTTTCTTGGGATGAAGAAGAAGAAGAAGAAAGAACTATTAGAAAAAAACAACTAGCATATAAAGAAGAAATTGCTAAAGCCCGTAAGTTTTTGGAAGATACCAAAACTAAATACTATGACGAAATCAAGTTGAGGCCGTCTGTTACTCAGGAACAGAAAAAAGCTATGGACTTTTTCAATAGATACAACGAAGAACAACAACGTGCAGAAACACTTCACAATGACTTTGTTAATCGTAGCAAACAATTATTCACTGATTTTAAAGGTTTTAATTTCAATGTAGGTGAAAAGAAGTTTCGTTACGCTGTTAACAATAGTGATGAAGTAATGAATAACCAAAGTAAAATTAGCAACTTTGTAGGAAAGTTTCTTAACAAAGATGGTACTATAAGAGATACTGAAGGTTATCATAGAGCTTTATACGTTGCAAATAATTCTGATGCTTTTGCTCAACATTTTTATGAACAAGGAAAAGCAGATGCTGTTAGAGACATTAACGCTAAGTCTAAAAATATAAATGTTGAAAATCATAATTCAAATGATCAAGATATTTTTATTGGTGGATTTAAAGTTAGAGCCATTAACGGTGAAGATAGTTCTAAGTTGAGAATTAAAAAACGAACAAAAATAAATTAAAATGAGTTTTGTAAACGGCGGGAGTTTTCCTGCATCATTGATACCTGCACAAAAAAGACTAGCTCTTAATGACAACTATTTGTCATTTAACGATGCTGGTGGTAATGATTTTGCGCAGCAATATCTTCCTGAGTTATATGAGCAGGAAGTGGAAAGATATGGTAATAGAACCTTATCTGGATTTTTAAGAATGGTTGGTGCTGAAATGCCAATGACATCAGATCAGGTAATATGGTCTGAACAAAACAGACTGCACGTAGCTTACAAAAATGTAGGAACAGGTGCTTCTGCAACAGGTGCTAATAATATAGAAGTTACTTTAGATTTATCAGCTGCAACAGGTGCTGACGCTCCTAATGGTGCTGTAAGAATAGGTCAAACTATATTAATAGCTGATAAAGCAACAGGTCTTTTAACAGCTAAAGCTTTAGTACAGAATGTAACTACTAACGTTGCACCTGATGATACTCTTGATTGTACTCTTTATGAAACTAATTTTGCTGGTTTACCAGGAGGATTAGTAGGAGCTAATACTTGTACTTTATTTGTATATGGTTCTGAATTTGCTAAAGGTTCAATTGGAATGTCAGCTGCTATTCAACCACAGTTTACTCAGTATTCAAACAAGCCTATTATACTTAAAGACAACTTTGAGATTAATGGTTCTGATACTGCACAGATTGGTTGGGTTGAAGTTGCAACTGAAGATGGTACATCTGGATATTTATGGTATCTAAAGTCTGAGTCTGAAACAAGACTAAGATTTGATGATTACTTAGAAATGGCTATGGTTGAAGCAGTTAGAATGAACAATGTTGAGAACTACGATTTTGGTGCTCAATATCCAACAGCTACTGTTCCACAAGGTGGACCTATCGCACAGCCAATTCAAGGATCTGAAGGTTTATTTGCTGCTATCGAAGATAGAGGTAATGTATATTCTGGTTTTGCTGGAGCTGCTGCTCCTGGTTCAGGTGCATTAGGAGATTTTGATGAGATCTTAAAGCAATTAGACAAGCAAGGTGCTATCGAAGAAAACATGTTATTCTTATCAAGAGAAACTGCTCTTGACTTTGATGATATGATCGCAGCTATGGCTGGTGGAGGTTATGCTTCTACTACTGCTGCTTCTTATGGTTTATTCGATAACGAAGCTGATATGGCTATGAACTTTGGTTTCTCTGGTTTCAGAAGAGGTTCTTATGACTTCTATAAAACTGATTGGAAATATCTTAATGATATCTCTACTAGAGGATTATCAAAAGCTATTGATGGTGTTATGATACCTGCAGGTACTACAACTGTGTATGACCAAATGTTAGGTGTTAATATCAGACGTCCTTTCTTACATGTAAGATATAGAGCTTCTGAAACTGAAGATAGAAGATATAAGTCTTGGATTACAGGATCTGTTGGTGGTGCTTACACTTCTGACATTGATGCAATGCGAGTTAATTTCTTATCTGAGAGATGTTTAGTTGTACAAGCTGCTAATAACTTCGTGTTATTTAAAGGAGCTTAATTATTGTTTAACATTTAAAGAATAGAAATTATGGGATTAATTAAAGTCATACCACAAGATGCTGTTACTGGGCTTCCGGAAGATGCTGGACAAGCTATACTAATCGGTGGTGAACCTATAAAATTAGAAGTTACAGGTACTGGTGAACTAACACTTAGTCTTACCGGTTCTGTAAATTATATTTTTACTTACACTTCAACAGCTGGTACTATACCTACAGATGCTGAGCTTTTTGATGCTTGGGCTCCTGTAGTTGGTGCTTTTAATGGAGCTTCAGGGCCTGCAATTAATGCGCCTGTTGTTTCTGATGGAGATGGAACAATTATTTACCCTGCAATATCGTAGGTAAATTAACAAGATCCCGCTTCGGCGGGGTCTTTTTTAAATTATATTATATTATATTATGGAAACAAAAGAAAAAACTCCTAAAGTAAAAAAAGATACTTGGGAATATAAAGATAGAAACTATTATTTAATAGGCAACAAAATGCCTTTAACATATACCCTACCTAGTAGACATTCAAAAAGATATCCTCTTGTTTGGTTTGATAAAGAAGTAGGTTATGAAAGAGAATTACGATATGCTACTAATTCACAGTCACCATTTGTTGATGAACAAAAAGGTAGTGTCACTTTAAAGCATATTGTATTTGACAATGGTCATTTAAATGTACCAAAAGAAAAAAGAAATTTACAAGAATTTTTATCTAAACATCCACACAACGGTTTAGTGTTTGCTGAGTTTGACAAAGAAGTTCAAGCAGAAGATCAGTTTGATAAATTAGAATTAGAAATAGCAGCGATGAACTTAGCTTATGAAATGGATATAGATCAAGCAGAAGCTATTTTAAGAGTTGAGCAAGGAACATCCGTAGGTTCTTTGTCTAGCAAAGAATTAAAAAGAGATATATTAATATTTGCGAAAAAGAATCCTAAACTATTTATTGATTTATCAGAGGATGAAAATGTAGTATTAAGAAACTTTGCAATAAAAGCTACTGAAGCTAAAATAATATCTTTAGCTGACGATCAAAGAACTTTTAAATGGTCGAGTAATGGCAGGAAGTTAATGACCGTGCCTTTTGATGAAAATCCTTATTCTGCAATGGCAGCTTGGTTTAAAACAGATGAAGGTTTAGAAGTCTACAAGTCAATAGATAAAAAACTAAAATAACAAGTGATTATAAATAAGGTGGCCTAACCGCCACCTTTTTTTAAATATATATAAATGGCAGTATCAGTTAACGAAGTCTATAGAACAGTCTTATTAATACTTAATAAAGAACAACGTGGTTATTTAACGCCTGAAGAGTTTAATCAAATAGGGAGTCAAGTACAAAGAGAGATATTTGAAAGATATTTTGAAGACTTAAATCAAGAACTTAGACAAAGACAAACAGATGAAGACTATGCAGATCGTGTAGAAAATACTGATGAAAAAATAGATATATTTAAAAGAAATGAGACGTTAGTATATGATGCTGTTAATGAAAGGTTTGATTTACCAGCTAATCATTACAGGTTAGGATCTATTACTTTTACAGATACTAATCGTTTACCTATAGAAGCGCAGCGAGTTAACCGTACAGACTTCTATCAAATACAAAGATCTAAGCTTTCTCAAGCTAGCAAACAATTTCCTATATACTTATACGAAGAAGATAAAATACGTTTATACCCTTCAGATATTACATCAGGTGTTGAAGCTCAATATGTTAAAAAACCCGAAAACATAAACTGGCCTTACACGGTTAATGGTGTTGGTGCTTTTATATATAACGGTGCAGATCCAGCATTGCAAAACTTTGAACTACATAACTCTGAAAGGGTTGAGATAATACTAAATATATTGCTATACGCCGGTGTAGTAATAAGAGATCAGTCTATAATATCAGCTGCTGCTGGTCAATTACAAGCAGACAGAGCAAACGCTAAAAGTTAACATATGGCATTAATAAAAGAAACAAACGCACAATACTATGAAGGTGAACAGTATTTTGAGTCAACCGGTCAAGTTAGTTTAAAAGTTACTTTAAACACAGATTTAAATGATTATGGTGCTGGAACTCCTCCTCAAAATGCTAATTACACTGTAGCTGTAAATACACTGGTAAGTCCAACAGTTTTTACTGATTTAGCATTAGGCACATATAGCGTAGATAATAATATAGTTACAATACCTGCTCAAGCTGTAGGTGTAGATATAAGAGTTAAATTAAAAGCAAATGCTCTTTTTAACAGTTATGGAGGTTATGAATATGTACCATTAGAAGAAATTATAAATAACTTTATGATGGCTTACGTAGGTCCAGACAAGTTAATTAGTAAGGTAAAAAGAACTGATGTTATATTCCACGCTAAAAGAGGTTTACAAGAATTTAGTTATGATACTTTAAATAGTATAAGAAAAGTAGAAATAACTGTACCACCTAGTTTGTCGTATCCTATACCACAAGACTACGTTAATTACGTTAGAGTAGGTTGGACAGATGATCACGGTGTTTTTCACCCAATAAAACCTGTAGATTTATTAACTCAATATCCTACTGAAGTTCCCATACAAGATGACACAGGATTACCTACGCAAGATAGTTTAGGAGAAAACTTACAATCATCTCAATCAATAACAGTAGAGAAGTGGAAGAAAAACAATGACAACGACTTAACAGGAGCGTATCAAGAGTTATATGACGACTCTAGTATATATAATTGGACATGGCGTAAAAACGCTTTAGGTAGAAGATATGGTTTAGATCCAGTTATTTCACAAACTAATGGTTGGTACGCTATTGACAGAAGGCACAACAAGTTTGCTTTTTCTAGTGACCTAGCTAATCGATGTGTTATATTAGAATACTTGTCTGATGGTTTAGCTTACGACATGGATGTTAAAATACCTAAGATGGCTGAAGAAGCAATGTACATGCATATAGCTTACTCTATACTCGCAGGTAGAGCAGGTGTTCAAGAATTTATTGTACAAAGATTTAAACGTGATCGATCAGCACAGTTAAGAAATGCTAAAATAAGATTAAGCAATATGAAGCTAGGTGAGATGATACAAAATATGCGAGGTAAATCTAAATGGATTAAACATTAAATATGGCTGAATCAAGAGTAGTTTTCACTAAGTCTAAAATGAATAAAGACTTAGACGAAAGAATACTAACGCCTGGAGAATACAGAGATGGATTTAATATATCTGTTAGTAAATCAGAAGGTCCAGATGAAGGAGTTGTAGAAAACGTTTTAGGTAATACACAATTAACTAACTTTACTTGGGACGACAACGTAGATATCATTGGTGTTTATGAAGATACTAATAGCGATAGAATATTTTTATTTGCTACTAATTATACTGATGCTTCAGATAATCAATTAGATAATTTTGCTCCAGGCAGTTTTGTTGATGACAAAGGAGCCACAGTGCCAGCTGCAGACTGCTTTATAGCTTACAGAGATTTAGTTACTGGTGCTGAAGATATATTAGTATCAGGTAACTTTTTAAACTTCTCTAAAACTCATCCTATATATGCTGTTGATCTCGTAGAAGATCTTTTATTCTGGACAGACAATCGTAATCAACCTAGAAAAATTAATGTAGAAACAGCTATTGCAAATCCAGAAACATATTACTTAAATGAGGATCATATATCTGTTTCTAAGTATATGCCTTATAAACCTTTACAATTAGTTTATTTAGATGGTGGAACTTACAAATCATCTATGATAAATGAAACAGAACAGTATTTAGCACCTAATGCGCTGTGGCCTATAGAGACTGTTGGTGCAGATAATAATTTAGATTTTAGTAAATACAATAAAGATGTTGGTAATTTTACCGCTCAAATGTATTTTATTAATTTAAATTTTCCAGAGTTAGGTGTGTTTAAATTAAAAAACAAACCTTTTGAAACGAGGATAGAGTATGATTGGCCAACACCTGATTATCCTTATGCTACAGATTCAGAGATAAGAGCGGCGGCAGATGCAGCAGCTGCAAGATTTGTAGATCCTGCGGAAAGAACAGCATTTGAAGCTAATGATGTATTAGCTTTTTTCTATGAAAACCCAGAATATAATATTGATTACGATGGTGACGAAGACTATTTAAAAGATAGATTTATAAGATTTAGTTATAGATTTAAATATGATGATGGTGAGTATTCATTAATGGCACCATTTACTCAATCAGCTTTTGTACCTAAGCAATACGGTTATTTTATAGATTCATCATTTAACACTCTATCTAGTTCTATGCCTACCACTGCTAACACTCAACCCGTTGGCGCACCTGCTAGAAAAGATGAAAGAGATGCTGCTGCTACAGGAGTAGTTAAGTTTATGGAAAACCAAGTGTCTACTATAAAGTTTAATTTACCACTACCAGAGCCATTTGGTGAAACTCTTGGATCACGACAACAAGATTTTGCAGATGATTTTAAAGTAGAGTCTATACAAATACTAGCTAAAGAGTCTGATGGTTTAGCTATAAAAGTAATTGAAGAAATAGAAATAGATACAGCTTTTAGCGGTACAGATAGATTTTATATATACGACTATTTATCTAATAAGCCGTTTAAAACTTTACCTGAAATGGTTTCTACTAGAGTTCATGATAAAGTACCTATTAAAGCTTTAGCACAAGCAACCACTGGTAATAGAGTTATGTATGGTAACTTTATAGAAAAACATGGATCACCTGATTTTTTAAACTACTTTTTAGGTTATTCACAAAAACCATCATTAGAAGTTTCTCCTGTATTTAGACAACAAAGAAAAGAATATCCTAATCACACTGTTAAACAAAACAGATCTTATAAAGTTGGTGTAGTACTTGTAGATAGATATGGTAGATCATCTAATGTGATATTAAGAGATCCTTCTCAGGCGTTAGGTGTTGGTAAAAAAGATTCTACTATATACGCTCCATATACTGGTGGTGGGCTTTCTCCACTTAACTGGCCTGGTAATAGTATTACAGTTAACTTTTTAGATCCTATACCTACAGCAGTTGATGGTGGTTATCCAGGTACATTTACAACTGAAAATCCATTAGGATATTACAGTTATAAAATTGTTGTACAACAACAGCAACAAGAATACTACAATGTGTATCTACCTGGTGCTACTTCTGGTATTATAACTTTTAGTGGTAAACTAGGTAAAGATGATGCTACTTCACCTACAGTTGGAGATAAACCTCAATATGTAAGAACTACTCAATTTTCTAATTTAGCTTTATTTGGAGATAACATAAATAAAGTACCTAAAGAATTAGCTGATGTAGGTCCTACAGAAGAAATATATGGTAGTGAAACGTTATTATTTCCAAGAGTTGTTACTACATATATTGTAGCTTCAAGTAATATATCTACAGACGCAACTGTAAGCGGTTACATAGATCAATTGGCAGTATCTGAAAGTTCTCAAATTAAAGGTAAATTTACAAGTACAGTTAATTCTATAATATCTTTTAATGATCTAGGAAAGTGGACTTCACAAAACAATTCTTCTGGAGTAAGTATAACTAATTCATCTTATCCTAATGATGGGTCAGAATATATAGATCCCTTATATCTAGGTGCTTCTGCTAATCCATTTGTTGCACAAATATCTACAAATTTTATTATTGGTTTATCTGCAGTAACGCAAAATACACCAAAATTTTCTAGAGCATTAAACGTTTTTGAAACAGATCCTGTAGAGTCTCAAATTGAAATATACTATGAGTCTACAACTAGTGGTACAATAGCACAATTAAACGAAGATATAGATAATGATACTGGATTTGTAGATGCTAGTAATGTAGACTTTACACTAGACTTATCTGAGAATGATGATGGAACAGTTACTCCTGTAACATGTGCGCGAATACAAGCGTTGTTACCTGATGGATCACCTGCTGGTTATGGTACTGTAACACTTGATGGAGTAGAGAATCAAAATGGCGTTGATTTTTCAAGCGACTTTCAGTTAGTGCCTGTTTCTGGTAGCACTATACTATATGACTTAGAATATACAGGCCCTGGTATACCTGCTGTGCTTGACACCGGTGTTTATACTCTTGATTTTGATTTTACTGTAACTGGTATTTTACCCACACCTTATACACCTACAGCAACTAACAAATCTGTTATAAATGAATCTCCTATAGCAGGAGCTGATTGGCAAGTTGTTTGGAACGGCAATGCTGTTGGATCAGCCGCTACAGTTTTAGACTCAGTTTCGTTTTTAAATTACGGTAGTCCAAATAAAGATTTTTTTAGAAACGGATGCGTTAATTCTGATAATTATTACAATGGAGTTGCACGTGAAGATCCCTCGGCGCCTCCGTTCCCTCCTGTGTCTCCAGCAGGTGCTTCAGATATAATAATCAACGTAGATGAGTTAATAACACTAGGTGTTTTTGAACTAATACCAAGAGGTACTGTTCCTCCTGGTCTGTTTCAACTTTATCATAGTAGTGGTCCTCCATCTATAGGTATAGAAGCAACATCAGCTGCGCCTATTGCGTCATATCCTCTTACTTTAAGAGTGACTGATAGATCAGGTAGTGGTCTTTCAACAGATTTTGATTTTGATTTAGTACTTTCATAATATGGCAACAACAGTATTTGTAGATTATTATAATTCATTTTGGTTAAAAAAGGTTGTATATAGAGGCACATTAGACACTAGCGTTAGCCCTGTACAACCTTGGCCTTACCCAGCTACAAGCAATGGAGAAGATCCATATAGAGGTGGTTATGGTTCTACATTTCCAGGTCTACCTTGGAGAGGTGGTGCTGATGGTTACCCTGAGTTTCCATCAGGCGCTGCAGATAGTGAAAATTATAATTATCAAGAAGTAGAAAATTGGGTAGTAGAAGAAGCTAGAATACGAGGTGGATACAACAATGTGTCTACAGATTATGGTGCTAAAGCATATTTAAAAGAAGATAGCAACGCTCAAGAATATAGACCTAATGCTTTAATATACTCTGGTTTATATAATTCAAGAACAGGTATTAATCAAACAAATGTTTTTTCTGTAGGTGAAGCTATTACTAAAGCTGTAGACCCACAAAAAGGTAGTATACAAAGACTGTATGCGGAAGATACTAACTTAATAGTATTTCAAGAAGATAAAGTAAATAGAGCTTTAATAGATAAAGATGCTATATATTCTGCAGAAGGCGGAGGTACTGTTACATCGAGTAATTTAGTTGTTGGTCAAATAACTCCTTATGTAGGAGAGTTTGGTATTAGTAAAAATCCAGAGTCTTTTGCTGTGTTTGGTTATAGAAAATACTTTGCAGATAGAGACAGAGGATCTATAATGAGATTATCTAGAGATGGTTTAACTGAAATATCTCAGTACGGTATGTCAAACTTTTTTAGAGATCTATTAAGAGATGTAGATGAAAACTATAAATCTATATATGATGATAGTTATACTTACGCAAGTGATGGAGCTACAGGAGGAGCGCCAATTGAATATTTTATAAACTTAACTACTAATGCAAACGAATTACCTGTAGGTGCCAAGGTGTTATATGAACTAGGTGCAGGCTCGGGAAATTACAATAATGCTTCTGTAACCGGTGATGAAATAACAATTAAGAAAGCTGAACAAGGTAGTGTTACTATATATGTTTCTATAGAACCTAGAGCGCCTTTAGCTAATGAAGTTCTAGTATTTGAGTATTACGATAAAGATAAAATAGTAGGTGGTTGGGATACATATGACAGGTTCTATACAGTATCACTACAAGACCCAGCAACAGGTGTAAACCCTACAAAAGCTGGTCAAGCAAATGAAGATGGTTTTAATCAAACGGTTGTTTTTGATGAGCAAGTTTTAGGTTGGACGTCAAGATATAGCTATGTACCAGATTTTATTTTTAGTATTAAAAACGATTACTTTACTACAAAAAGTGGTCAAGTATGGAAACATAATGATGAAACAAGTAATACTAGAAATGAGTTCTATGGTGCTGCTACTCAAGCATCTGCAGTAAAATTAGTTTTTAATAATAATGTAAGTATTAATAAAAACTTTTTAACAGTTGGATATGAAGGTAGTAATGGTTGGCAAGTTGATTCATTTGTGTCTGATTTACAACGAACTTTTGAAGTGCCTGATGATTATTCAAATCCTGTTCCTGGCGTATATGAAAGCCAAGAAGACAAGACTGCTCAAGTAAGAAGTTACTATGAAGGTGCTTATGATGATGCAGGTAATGTATATCCTGCTGCATTAAGTCAACCAATTAGAAGAGCTGGCTTTATTAGAAAAGAAGGTAAATACGTAGCAGAATTAAAAAGCAATAGTGCTCCAAGACCAGGTGAAGTTATATTTGGACCTGACTCATATGGTGGTTATCCATCATCAGGTATTAAGGGTTATTTTGCAACAGTAATAATATCAACTGATGCAGGCACAGATCCTGCAGGAGAAAAAACAATATTTTCTACATTTAGTAATAATGTAGTATCATCAACTTAATTAAATAAAATTGAATATACGTAAATTAACAGAGCAGGATTGGGATGTGTTGTCTACGTGGTGGGCATCATGGCCTAAATGGAAAGCTCCAGTAAAAGATTTTTTACCCAATGACGGAACCGGCGGAGTAATAGTAGAAGTAAATGGTAAACCTGTAGTTGCAGGATTTATTTATTTTACTAACTCTAAGACAGCTTTGCTTGAATGGATAGTATCAGATCCAGAGTATAGAGAAAGTGACAGAGAAGCTGCGATAGAGCTTCTTATAACCGGTGCAGAGAACCTTATCAAAGCTTCAGGGTATAAATATTTATTTGCAGTAATGCAACATACTAAACTAATAGAAACACACGAAAAACTAGGGTGGAGTAAAAATACTAAGCCCTCTTACGAATTAACAAAAGTATTATAATATGGCAGTAGGAACAAGTTTAGCAATAGCAGCAGGTGTAGCTGGTGCCACCAAGCTAGTAAAAGGTGGTATAGCAAACAGAGCTGCTAAAAAAGAGCAGGAGAAACAAAATCAAATAGCTGAAGATAAAAAAAGAGCATTAGAAGAGTTTGAAGCCAACAGACAAGAGGTAATAAACCCATATGAAAACATGGCTAATGAGTTTGAAAATTTAGGTGTAGCGACACAAGCAGCTAAGTTTCAAGCTGAAGAACAAGACATTGCTTTAGCTAATACTTTAGACACTATAGCACAGACAGGCGGTGGCGCTGGTGGAGCTACAGCATTAGCGCGTATGGCGTTAGAAAGCAAACGTGGTGTTTCTGCCAACATACAACAACAAGAAGCTGCTAATCAAAAGGCTCGTGCTCAAGGAGCTGAAAAAGTTGCTGAACTAAAAGCTGCTGGTGAAGCATTTAAATTTGAAGCACAAGAGTCTAGAGATATAGCAAAACAAGAAATGTTAAGATCAGATCAATTAAGAGCTGAAGACTCAGCAAACATGGCTAGACTAGCAAAGCTACAAGCTACAACTGATATGGTAGGAGCTGTTGGTGGAACTGTTGAATCACTAGCTGGTGGTATGACAGGCGGTGGAACAATAGGACCACCTAAACTTTTTGGTATTTAAAATAAATAAACAATGGTAAAGTATTCAGGACAGAGAGCAAAATTAGCAAATTATCAACAGCGTAATGCTTACGCAGAGGGTTTATTAGATTTAGTAATTAAAAACCAAGAGAGTGCCGCAGCTAGTGATAGAAACATTGCAGCGTTAGCAGTGCAACAGCAGGCAAATGAAAAAGAAAGAAAAGCTCAAGAAGAACTTTTTGCTAATCAACAATTTCAAAGAGCTGAACAAGATGCTGCTGCTATATATAAAGTAGATTTAGGCTCTAACAAGACTAACCAAAACTTTCATGATTACTTATTTGGTATGAAAGAACAATCATATAAAATAAGAACATTACAAAGAGAAGGTAAAATATCATCTTCTGAAGCTGCACAAGCAATAGCAGAGTTAAATCAAAAGGTTCAAGGTACTATGGATGAAGCCGTAGCAGTAACTGTACAAGCAGACGCGCTACGTAAAGGTTTAGAAATACCACCAGGTCAACCAGGTGCTATTAGTTCTAGAACACCTAATGGAGTACAACAAGCTTTATTAGGTATGAAAACAGGAGAGTCTAAATACGTAAGAAGAAACAACGTAACATATGCAGTAAGAGAAAACCCTAATGATCCTAATAATCCTTATGTAGCTAATTTAACTCAGATAGCTAAAGACTCTGCAGATGGTAAAGACGCGTTTAACACTGTTCCAGACTTAAGTGAAACTTATAAAAATGCATATAACAATGTAGTTAAACCAGGTGGAAAAGATAATGCAGACTTAGTTACTTTTGAAGAGAAAAGAGTAGGATCTGAAATGGCTACTGTAAAATTTATGACACCACAGCAAAGAGCAAAAGCTATTAGTTCTATGGTAAACGCTGGTCAATTTAACGGTTTGTTAGATGATGAACAAAGGATGAAAACTGTATGGGCAGATTTAATGGGTAAAGATACTGATTGGATGAACGTTGAAGGAAATAGTCCACAAGAAATAGAAGCTAACATACAGAAACAAAGAAAAGAAGCTGCAACGTTTTTAGCTACTAAAGCGTTAGAAGATAATGCTCCAGCAGATGGTGTTAAGATGCTTGTTAAGAGTAGAAAATACTCAGCACCTGGTTCTAGCAAAGGCGGCCAAAAACCACCAAGCTTAGCTGATCAAAGGTTCTCGGCTAAGCAAGCTATATATGAAGATTACGTATCTAAGTCTCATGAATTAGTAAATGATTATGATAAAATAGCTGAAGCATTGACTGAAGTAAACCCAGTTGATGGAACTTACACTGTGGTTGATGATCAATATGTTATTGACTCTATGGAAGATGAGTTGTACGATAAGTATGCAGAAGCAGATGAAGCAGAAAAGAAGAAAATATTGAAAGATGCTGCAGGTAAAATTAAAGTAACTATAGGTGAAACTATAATAGACGAAGATGGTAATACAGTAGCTGGACTTAATACTGCTAGTGGTATTAAAAAAGCATTAACTAAAGTTCACGGTATATCACCTGAAGATCAAAGAATATTTGATACAAGAATAAGTGAAAGAGAAAGAAGAGTAAAAGCCGAGGCTCAACAAGCTTATGATGCGCTAGAAGAAAAACCAGCTGAAGATAAAGAATACTTTGAATATGAGGGTAAAAGATATAAAAATCCTAACTGGGTAAGTGAAAGAAAAGATTTTGATCCTAACGTAGGAGACGGAACAAAAAATAATCCTAATCAAGGAGTAGCTAAAGTATCACAAGCTGTAGAAGGTCAATATTATGTAAACAATATTGATGGTAGTCCTGATAAAGGCAAAGTTTACCAATTTAAAAATGGTAAGTACGTAGAAGTTAAATAAATATTATAATATGCCAAAATACGTATTAAAGGATGATACGACGGGTGTTGAGTGGACTGTTAGTGAGGAAAACTTACCAACGTTCATGGAAAGATACCCAGACGCTAGATTAATTGAGGAAATAGAAACTGAAGTTGAACCTGTTGTTGAATCATTAACAGTAGATACTACAATAGATCCTATAGAAACAGAAAGTACTACAACTTTAGAAACAAACAATAATGTTAAAGGTGTACTAAACAAATACGATCCTGAACGTGTAGCGTTAGTTGAAAGCTTTAGAGGTTTAGATATAGATAAAAGAAGTAAGTTAAGTGAGCAAGATTTTAAGTTAGGT